ATGATTTATCCATTTGGCTCTGCCTTCCTATCTGCACCTAGCATTGCTGTTTTGAGCCTACCCCTTTTAGTAACAGCGAACATAACTTTATACCTAAAAGTCTTAAACCAAACATATAAAGTGTTATAAATTAAAAACAATTCTACAACAATCCAAATCGATTTTCCTTCTATAAAAATAATTGTAAAAAAAACTTGACATATATTAGTTAAGGTTTGTAAGTTATGTTAGTGATAAAAAAAACTGAAAGGAATAGAATGAAAGTAACAGAGCAAGATAAAATAAATATTAGTAAAACTATTTTATGGCTTAATGAAGCAGTAGAGTGGATTGATAATATGGGTGGAGCAGACATTGACGGAGAGCCAAAATGGAATGAAAATGTAAAAGATTCTGTTGATGTTGCTTGTGAGTGGCTACAAAGAATAGTAGATGAAAGGAGCAAAGATGTTTAATAAAAGAAAAGATTGTGTTTGTTGTAGTAAGCTAACAGATAATAAGAATATATTTGGTTTTATATGTAAAAAATGTGATGAAATAAGAGCTAAAATATTTAAAAGATTAATTAATGAAATGAGTTAAATTGAGGTTCTTTAGACGATGCGTCTTGTTATCCTCACAAAAAAATAACTAAATTGCGTGACTCTTTGATAATTTAAGTCACATATAAACCGAAATTATCACGCTTTTTTAAAAAATACTTGACACGTATGTCTAACAATGTTTAAATTAATTATAATGAAAGGAATAAAAATGATAACTAAACAAGTTATAAAAGACCTAAAAAAAACAAAATCTTTAAATGAAAATAAATATAAAATGGCTTATTCAATGCTAATGGACTATTTTGATTTTATACCAGAAGAAGATAAAAACATAGTGCACGAAAAACTAAAAGAGTTAGGCTTATAAAATGAAGTGCATTGAATGTCAACAAAGAATAAAGAATCGCAAAAAGTTAGCTTTAAACAAACACTTATCTCACATAAATAATTGGGGAGTATGTGATTGTTGTGCAGACAAAGATATTAAAAAAAATAAAGCAAAATTGTCTTTATATTACAAGCAGAACAAACAAAGATATAGACAGCTACATATATCTTATAAATCAAACTTGATTGATTCTTATGTTGCTAATGCTCTTGCAGACAGAACAGAGCTAAAAGCAACAGACATTCCCCAAAGCTTAATAAAAGCAAAAAGACAGTTTATGAAAATAAACAGAGTTGTAAAAAAATGATTATTATAAAAGAGAGTTTTGACGGCTATAAAAACCCAACATTCGTTAACCAGCAAAGGTTCTCTCTTTAACTTAAAGAAAGGGATAGAAAATGAAACAAAATAACAAAAAACAAATGAATGATTTTGCTAGTTTTAGCGAAATGGTTACAGCACATAGAGGCGTTTTAAAATCTTTAATAGATAAAGACGGATATTATAAGAACTCTGAAGCAGTAGAAATTAACAATGGTTTTGGAAAACAGTTGAACTATGCAAAGATAGTTTTAGAGTCTTATAAATTGCTTGGAATTAAGCCTAAAAAAGAAGACTTACCTTTAAAATAAAGAAAGCGAGGAGAGTAGTAAATGGAAAAAGAAACTAATAATATAAAAGAGTATATAGAAAAATCAGGTTATAAATCGAAGTGGATTGCAGAACAAGTTGGTTGTTTTCCTAGCGATATATCTCATTATATTTCAGGCAAAAGAATGCCGAATAGAGAAAGATTGAGAAGACTTTCAAACCTATTAAAATGTAGAATGAAAGACTTATATCCTGACCTGCGTTTTTATGTTTCTTGTGCTCGGAAGGGAGAGTAAAATGAGTTTAGATATAAACATTAATGCGGATTTTATTTACTTTTTACAATGGTTAGCTACGGTAAAAAGATATGAAGCACTTGACGTTATAAGAGTAATAGAAAAGCCACATCAAGTATCTGAATTATATCAACAATATAAGGAGGAAAATCGTGTCTAAAATGAAATCTCATGCTGAAGACTTGGGTTATATTGGGTGTTGCGATGGTATTGAAATGTGTTTTGAGTGTCATTACCACGAAGAAACATCGCATATTTTTTATAAATATAGACCGAGAATCGAAAACTGGTATAGGAAAATAGTAACAAGAAAAAAGAAACTGAAAGATGTATTTCCTGATGTTAAAAATATCGAAATGCATTTTTAGAAAGGAATAAAATGAGTAAAGAGTTGAGTTATAATGACGTGTGGAAAACCTTGAGAGATGTAGATTGCTCTGGGGTAACTGAAAATAAAATGGGCTTGGATTATATTGGTTGGGCTGATGCTTGGAGCTTGTTAATGAGTGAGTATCCACAAGCAACCTATGTGTTTGATGAGCCTACGTTTTATGGGATAGAAGGTCAAAGAACGTGTATGGTTACTTGCACTATATATATAGATAAACTAGAAAGGTCTTGGAGCTTACCTATAATGACAGCTTCAATGCCCATGAAGTCTATAGTAGAGCCATCTTCAAGGGATATATCAGACGGTCAAGCAAGATGTTTTGTTAAAGCTATGGGATTGTTTGGATTAGGGCTACATCTTTGGGAAAAAAGAGATGTCAAACAGCCTAAAAGAAGTGAATTACACGATAAACCATTTTAAATAGAAAGGAATAACATGGTAATTGATATAGGAATGTTAGAACTAACAACAATATGCTTTACGGTTTTTATTGTAGTCTTTTTAAAACATAAAGTAAGAAGATATTAGTAATTTAAAAGTTAAACAAAAGGAGATAGAATGTCAGATTACGAAACAAAAGACAATACTGGAGCATTATTTAATAATGATGCTTATAAGAAAACAGACAAACACCCTGATTATACTGGTAACGCTGTTATAAATGGGAAGAAGTTGTCAATAGGAGCTTGGGTTAATGAGGCTAAAAGTGGTAAAAAATATATGTCGTTGAAGTTTAGCGAATTTAAACCACAAGAAAACTCTGTGAACACAAGTACAACTACAGCTCCTGACTTTGAAGAAAGCGTTCCATTTTAATGGCGATGTTTTTTGAAATAAAGGTTCGTGTTAATGGGGAGGAGAAGTGGGTAGATGGAAAGAAAGTCTTTGATTATCTCCTAAAAGAGTATTCAAAGGTAAACTATGAGGGTAAGGTTGTAGAGCCTTACCCTGATAGGGTTAATAAATTTTATGACAACATTCCCAGTGAGCTTATAAAGATGTGGGAAAAAGCATATCCCAATGTAGATATAAAAGGAGAGTGCGAGAAAGCAAGAGCTTGGCTTTTATCTAACACAAATAAAGCAAAAAAAGATTTTAAAAATTTTACAAATAGGTGGCTCGGTAGAGCCTGTCAAAATGGGGGGCAGATTCCAGTGGTTATGTCGGAACGTAAACTAGAACGTCAAATAGCTAAACAGAAGAAGTATGAGCAAGAAGCAATGACAGAGTCTGCCTCACATGAAGAATGGACTAGTTTTGTTAAAGGTTTAAAAAAGAACATAGGGAAAAAATGAACGAAGAACAAATTAAAAAAGATATGATGATGTCTTTAATTAAAATAGAAACTTTAGATAAAAAATTATCTATTGCAAAGGCAGGGTTAAATGCTATAATTTCTAATAACTCTGACACTCTTAATATTGCACAAAAGACATTAGATGAATTAAAGAAAGTAGATTTACCACGAAAAGAATTGTAGGGAGCATTTCTTTAGTGGTAGGAAGTTGCTGGGCACAAGCTGTTTACATTCCTTTCTAGCTTGAAGGGGTTCGATTCCCCTGCTTCCACAAGGTATCAATCAGACAAAGTAAGGAAAACAATGAACAGAACAAACCGAGAAATACTTGAGTTATATAAGCTCAGGTTAAAGCACTACCAAGAAAAGGGAGTAGGAGCAAAGTCAGACCTATCAAAAAACACCACAATAACGCCTCAATTAATTAAAAACACACTAACAACTTATATTAGCAAATGTAAAAAATATGGAGTTATGCCTGAAGACTTTTCGGACATAACTGATGATAAATATAGGGCGTTTTTAATAGAAATAAAGGGAAGTGGCTAATTATAAAACAGCTAGAATGCTAAAGCTTCGGTGTCATTTCAAATGCGAAAGTTGCGATGACACCAAGTTTGCTAAAATGTATGAGTATCAAAGTATTAGTTTTGTAGTTGGCTATATTCCTTATCATTATAAGCAGATGTGTGGAGATTGTATTTATAAAAAAGTATATGGAACAAAATTTTACAAAAAGAAAAAGAAAGAAGGGAGTTTAGATGAATTGCTGGCATTGTAAAAACAAATTAACTTGGCGTGGAGATTTTGATTTTGAAGATTACTCATTAGATGGAAAAGGGATAGTATCTAATCTTTCTTGCAGTAAATGTAATGCTTATGTAGAAGTATATCTACCTATGGAATACGGAGAAGAATATGATATGTAGTAACTGTTTGATAAAAAAAATAGAAGAAGATAGAAAAAAAGCTATGAAAAAGTATAACAACAAATTAAAGAAGGATAAATATTATGGCTCATCCAAGCGAAATTAATAACATAGAAAAGTTTGAATTTGACAATAATAGAGCTTTTATTTATTTTTTATTAGAGGGGCAAGAAGTAATTTATGTAGGCAAAACTACAAGTTTTTTAAACAGAGTTGTTAGCCATCAAAAAAACGAGAAAGTTAGTAAGCAATGGGTTGATGGTAAATTGCAAGAGTGCGAATCAAAATTAAAAAAGTTTGATAATATATATATGAAAGAAATTCATGAAGACCATTTAGACCATTATGAAAAACTTTATATTAAATGTTATACTCCTAAATATAATACTTGTCATATGGCTCAAAAAATTAGGAATGAAATAGAATTTGAAAAAAGAGCAGTTAATAAGTTTATAATAGATAATAATTTAAACATGGACATTGAAAGGAGAAATGATAAATGGCTCATCCAAGCAAACAAAAAGGAAATAGATTCGAGAGGGAAATAGTTAAACTATGCGAGATATGGGATGTATTATGTAAAAGAGCATGGGGAAGTAACGGAGAGGCACTTGGTATGCATCCAGAGGTTGATTGCCTTATAGATGACGATTATAAAGTGCAAGCAAAAGTAAGAAAACGACTACCTGCTTATTTAATACCATCAGAAGAAGTTGATGCTGTAGTATTTAAACAAGATAGAGGCGAAGTATTAATGCTTGTCAGATTTGAAGATTGGCTTGCTGAAAAGAAAAGATATGAAGAAGTTGCTAGTATACTAGGCAAAGATACTGCTAAATATTTAAAAGGAGAAAAGAATGAAAGAAAAAGATAATTTTAAAAATGACATTATAATAGGAGAAGAAAAAGAGCTAGAAATATTAGATATAATTAGATGTTTTGACGAAAACGCCTATAAAATTGAAGGAGAGTTTAAGCCTTACGATATAATTGCTCCCAACTTAAATAAAACATTTGAAGTTAAATATGACAAAGGCTCTAAAAAAACTTCTAATTTTTTTATAGAGTACGAATGTAATGGAAAGCCTTCTGGTTTGTCTAGCACCGAAGCAGATTATTGGGTACATTGTGATGAAAAAGAAAACAATTTTATAAGAACAGCTGATTTAAAATGCATTGTTAAAGATAAAGGGTTTAAATATGACGGCACTCCAGAGGGAGGGGTTTCTAATGTAAAAGCGTATTTAGTAAAGAAAAAGTATATTAGAGAAAACAAGGTATATTAATATGAATCACTTAAAACGCACAGAATCATCGAATAAAGCCAAATTTCCTACTAAAAAGGCTAAAAAGTCCTTAAAGATATGTAGGTATTGCGATAAAGAAATAACTAGCAAAAATGCTTTATTTTACACTGGGGGGCTAGGACAAAAAAATGTATGTCTTCCATGTAGAAGAAAGATAAGCTCTGATTATAATAGAAAGATAGCCAAAAGAAAAAAGAACAACCCTCTTTGGTAGTTATAATTGAGACTGAGTTTCAAAATGAAAAATCAGAAAAAATTCTACCAAACCTCCCTAATTTTCAAATCAAAACTATAAGTGCGATGTGCTACTTGCTTAACGCTAAACTCGTCCATATCTAGCATACATATAGCAAATTGGTCTGGATTGTTATTTGTTTTATCTGGTTGAAATATAAATCTTTGACCATTTCCAATGCGATTTATAACTTGAGCCATAAAAGAATTATCTTCTTCTAGGGTGTATCTAAAGTCGTTAGCATCATCACTTAAATCTCCAACATCATTATAAATGTTGTCTGTAGTTTGTGAAGTAGAATGTTCGTAATAATTATTTGACATATTATTAGAGGCAAATATATCTGTGTCCGACAGATATGAAAATTTAAGACTCCAAACTCTGCGACCATTTCTTTTAGTTAAGTTTGAAGATTCTCCTACACTCCAAGGCTCTATTTTATTTGCATCAACGTCATACCACCAAGGAGAGCCAGCGTATCTAACATTTGTTATAGTTGAGCCTCCTAATGTTTTTGTTGTGCTAAATCCATCAAACTCTGTAGTTAATTCAACGTCTAAATCTGGGCTTCTTAAATCGTAGTATATTCCTTGAGATATAGAGCCTATAAAAAAAGAGTTATTGGATGGCTTTGGAAATAAATTTATTCTTGAAAATGTGCTTTCATTTGAATTAAAATTAAAATTCTGAACATTTGATTCGTATCCCAATATTGAACATCCGTCTATTGAAGAATGAGATTCGTAATTTAATATTTCTATATCTCCGTAATTTCTATCCTTTTCAGTTCCGTCATTTGAATTTACCCAACTTGTAGTATAAGAATCTATATCTTTATGGTTTAAAAGTGCTATATATCTGCCTATGTTGTCGCCTTCTATATTGTTAATTATAGAGGGAGAGTCAATATAAACACCTACATCGTTTAAAACTATTTCTTTTTGATTTTCAGGGCTCAACCCAAACAGATTTGGATTGTCTAAATAAGTTGTTCTTGTTTGATTTTCATCTTGAAAATAATTGTCTTCATAATGTTTTTTAAAATCAAAACCTATTGATTGCAAGTATTGTATTTCATCTATATAAAATCTTGGTTTTTTTACTCCGTTATATGCCATTAATATTTACCTCCTAATTTTTTCTTTTGATTTAAAGCAACACTTTTTATAGGAACACTTACTTTTGCTTTTAGTGAAACTCTTTTCCTAATTGAAGGTAGAGTTGTTTTTATAGAGCCATTTTTTTTAATTAAAGATGGAGCTACTTCCGTTATAATGGAAGATATATCTTCTGCTTCTTTTTTTCCATATTTTTGCACACTTCCAGTAGGACTATAAAAAAGTGTTTTACTTGCAGGTTTTTTAAGCCCAGATTGTGGTAGTGTTCGAGAAAGTCTTTTTCTTTCCTCAAATATAACTAAAGAATCGTCTTCTAAATTTGTTTTAGAATAATTTATTAATTCTAAATTTTGAGTATTTTTTATGGTTGCATCAATTTTAGAGCCATCACAAGATATTATATTGCATCTAATTAGAGTTAAATCTCCCATAAAGTCAAATAATTTTAAAGGCATTTTTTTTCTAAATAAGTTATTTATTAATATTGTATTGTTGCTTACTTTTATTTTAAAAAACATATTTAAATTTCGAGCTATAGATACAGTTCCCTTATAATTAATTATAATTATAGCAGGCAATCCTGAAATTTTTAATTCAACAGAATTATCTATAGAAGTTAAGGTAGCATCATTAACTGTTGTTTTTACTAAAGTTTTTTTTGAGTTAATTCTATTTAAACTTTTATTTAAGCCGACTAAAGACATTTTATATCTCCAATATTTGATTTACAAGAATAACTATATCAACTACATTGACAAAATTATCTTCATTAAGGTCTGCAGCAAAATTTTCATTATTATCAGTATCTAATACATAATTCACAAGATTAACTATATCAACTACATTAACTTCTCCGTCATTGTTTACATCAGACAAATCATTGCTTTCTTGTTCTAAACTGTCATCTTCATTGCTAACAACATCATCACCGTAAAGAAAATAATTTATTATTGAGTCAAGTATATATATATCATAGCCGTCTATTGAATTATCGCTTGTTATATCTGCTAAAAATCTTTGTTTTTCAGTAATATATGGATAATTATTAGCAACAATATTTTCTAAAATACTTAAATCTTCAAAATTTATATGATTGCTTGGTTGTAATTGAGTAACATCAAAATTCATAGTTGCTATCTCGCCTACCCCTACTTGGCTTTTTCTTGATATACTGCCTTTTGCTGGTTGAAACTCGGCGGTCAATTTATGTAATTGCATACATTCTATTTTTACATCTTTTCTTGATTTTGTAATTGACGTTATTATAAAATAAGGGTAAATTTTTTGACCGTTTCTATAAACATTATTGCTTGTATAATCTTCTCCAAAAGCTTTCATTCCGTTGTATAATTTGTCAAATTCAATAATATCTCCAACTTCTAATAATATTCCATTTTTAACATCTAAAGTGCATTTTATTATAGTGTGCTGATTGCAATTTAATAAATATATATAATCTCTTATTTTTCTGGCTGAGTCTCTATCTCTTATATATTCACTTTCAAATTCTAAAATTTTATCTTCCCTTTTTAATCCTAAAGAACTATAATCGTATCCTTTTGCTGTAGTTGGAATTTCAAGATTGTCAAGCAAAACATCTGTTCCATTCTCTCCGTTACCAAAAAAATCATACCCATCGCAATACCCAGTTTCATTTTTAAATCTGTTTTCAGCATAATCTTTTTCATATTTAACATTAACCAATGTATGTACATTTTCTACAGGAGTCCTTTTAAATTCAATATTTAATAATTCGTCTGTATTTATTTTAAAGTCAGGCTGGCTATATGTGTCCGATATATAATTAAAAGAAAATCCTCCTAAATTGTTAAATCTTGGGAAAATGCCTGAGCTTTTTGCAATGCCTTCAAAAAGTTTTTTAGAATTTATTTTATCTGTTGTAGAAAAAGCTAATTTTATATCTCTTGTATTATTTCTTGCTTTTTTCCATAAATCTCTATCCATAGAATCAATTTGGTTTAATTCTTTTTCTAATATGTGATATATTATATCGCAAGGATTTTCAAGAAGAATTTTTGGCAATGATTCTCCCTCAATAAAAGTTCCTGCTTCTGTATATTTATATTCAAAATACCCTAATTCTTCAGATTCAACAAAATCTTCTGGGTGATTTGCCCTTCCGTATAAATCTGCATAAAAATCATCATCAAAAACATTTTCAAAAATATTATATTGAACTAACCCAAGGCTATATATTTCTGTGTTAATTTTTATTTGTTTAAGAGCATTAAGTTCATTTACTCCTCTAATTCTGTAAATTAAAGATATGCCATCAAAAGCATTTGGAGTGCTCCAATCAGTAATTTCGTAAGAAAATAAATCGGTAAACAAATTTTCTTCATTTGTAATGTCAGAGCTAGGTCTTGAATCCCAATGTAAGTCTCCTCCTGACGTAAATATTTCATGGTTGCCTGATACTTGCATTAAAGTTGCTGTAAATGGAGGGTCTGAAGGTAAGTAAAAATTTAGTCCCTCATCGCCATCTACTTCTGAAATGCTCGTTCCAATAGCTTCAAGTAAAAATTCATCGCTACTATTTACATTATGAGTAAAATTTGTTCCATCTTCTGCAATATCAGGTTCTGGAATGCCAACTTTTATTTTTCCGAATATAAAACTTTTAGTTTTTTCTGAAATTTCATCTTTAAAATTAATATCTGACATAGAAAAAGCTATTGCTAATCTTTCTTCAGCAGCTTCCACGCTTCCTTCTTTTAAAATTATATTTTTATCATATGTAGAGACTATATTTTCATCAAAATACCAATTTCTTCCATGTAAAACAGTATTGTTTGGAAAACTTCCTGTTGTTCTCCAGTCCATTTGAGTTAAAGGAATGATAGTTCCTTTTTTGTAATGCGTTAAAGTTGAATTATTATAATATTCTCCTATATATTCAGATTCATCTATTTTTCGAAAAACCTCTCCTGCAAGTATGTCTTCCTCTATATATATACACCAAGAACCGCCTCCGACAACCTTTGTAAATAAATCGCTTTGTAACGTGCCCTCCCAATTTAACATTATATTTCCATAACCGTCTTCAAATTCTTCATTAGACACACCTCCTTCATCTTCAGGCATTTCTACAGTAGCACCATTTTTTATATATGAATTTGTAGGCACGCCATTCCATATAGATGAAAAGTTAGCTTTTATATTACCCCTGCTGTTGTTGCTAAAATATTGTTTAAGTCTTTGTGAAGTTGGAAAAAAGCTGCAAAAATCATTTCTTTCATAAAGGTAATTTATGCCATCTTCCTGATTAAAAACATTTATCCAAACCTCTCCTTCGTCTAGTTCAACATCTCCCATTGTAGTTTCATTCCATTGCCCTACATATATAGTTTTAATATTAGTTGGATTATTTTCGTGGTCTTCTATGCAATTAATTTTATGTATTACTTGAGGAGCATAACAAGGCAAACCTGTAATTGTTCCGCTAAAAATTCTTTGCACATTGTCAGGTATGTATGAATTGCTAAATTGACCAACATAAACTTCTGTTTTTGATTGATAGTTGTTTTCAAAATAATTAAATTCTGGCATAGTATATAATCCATGTCCTCCTAATGCAAAGTCATTAAAACTACTCATTTCGTCACCTGTTAAACCACAAGCATTAGCCCAAGATTGTTTAAATTTAAATCCTTCATCATTTTCTGTAAGCGTGTTATTGCCAACATTGTATTCAAGACTAATATTTACATTGTTTAGAAAATTTTCATCTTCATTCCCATTTGTAAGTCCCATCTCAATTATTTTTAAAAAAGCATCATTTTTAATCATGGTCGATGTAGGAGATTGCATAAGTCTTAATCTTCCTTGGAAATGGTGTGAATTAATTGTAAGCCAATTTGCAGCCATAACCCAATAATTTCTATTTCTAATTTCGCCAAGCACAGCTAACCATTCATTGTAAATGTCATCTGATGATTCGTCATATTCTTCGTCAGGCATTATAATGCCCCAATCCCAAATAGTATCATAAGGCTTTAACATATTTATTTCATAAGCTCCTTCAGGTAAAAAATCGTATATTTGTTGAAGTGAATTTTCTATTGTAGGTTGATTGTTTGGAATTTGAGCATAACTTTGAAATTCTTCAAGATTTAAAAATGAAGGATTGTCTATATTATCTATAGCAGACTCAGCTCTTAATATTCCTCCATCTGGAGACACATTAAGAACGCTTGAGTTTCCTGCACCATCCACCTCAACTTCTTCTTCGCTAGAAAGTAATTGAATTTGACTTGGATAAAAAACTTTAACAGTTTGCAATTCAGATACTGATGTTGAATTTTGTGCATACCCAGCTAAATATTCTTTATTCATTATAATAAAATTGCTAGTGCTATCTATTGAATACTGTATTGGTACTGGGTATCCTGAATCTCCTGATTGCAATCTATCAACTTGTGGGTTGTAATTTTGTAAAACTCTATAATAATCATCTTTATATACCATTAAAGGGTTAATAGTACCCTCGTCTAAGAAATCCATGCTATCAGTATTGTCAGTTTCTGTAAAAAACCCACCGATAACAATTTTTCTATCTGAATTAGTAACATCTCCAACATCATCTGGAATTAAATTTATATTAGATACATCTCCTGCACTAGCTGAAGTTAAGTAAGGCATTAACGGAGCTTTTTTTACTTTTCCGTAGGTCATTGGGATATGCTTATTAATATGGTCTTTATTTAAACAATGTCCTCCATACCCCATATTAGCTTTAGGTAAATCTTGATGAATTACCTTATCTGTAAAATCTTCTAAAATTAAATTTATCTTTGTATCGTCATGGCTAAATCTTTTGATTATTCCACGATAAACTAACAAGCAATCTGATATGTAATTGCAAGATTGTGTTTTAAAATAAATGCTAACCGATTTGTTTACTTTGTCAACCAATAAATCGCTTAATCTTTTATTATTTATTGCGTAATTATTAAGAGACAAAGTTACATTAGATATTTTAAATCTATGGTCTTTTATGTTTATTGATTCTTTTATATTTGAAATTTTTAAACCATAGTCCTTAAGTTCAATTTTATTATTATTGTCTTCGCTTTCAATTATAGTTTCTTTAATTGTAGAAATATATATGTCGTCATCTATGATAGCTAAAGGATATATTGTTAAATTATTAGACGATATATCTCTTTGAAATTTAGATTTATTTTCTAAATTAAGCATTAACCAACTCCAATATCGCCACCTCTACGAAGGGCTTCTTTTATTTGTGGAATAGCTTCATCCTCTATAAAGTCTTTTGACATTACATTTCCTGCAAAAGAAATATTGACATCTCCAGATGAGCCGCCAGCATTTATTCTGTTCATTGTTTCAAGTCCAACTGCATCAACGGCTGATTTACTCATAACAAATTCGCCTCTTTCAGCTTCTATCATTGTTCCTCCTCTGCTATGAGGCTGACCTCCTACAAGACCACCATATTTCATAGTAGGTGCTTTTTGAGCACTAATAGTAGCAAGCTGAGCAGCTCCCAATGCTGAATAAGCAGCAATCCAAGGTGTAGCAAATACTCCAGTTTGAGATGTTACTTTCATAATAGCTTGTGCAGTATTCATAATTGTTTCAGAAGCTCTTAATAATTTTTGAAGTTTAAATTGTTTTTTAATATCTTCATTGGCTTCAGCCTTAATTTTCTTTTCTTCATTTTTTGCTTTTTTTCTAATTTTTTCTTCTGCTATTCTTTT